GTTTCCCAGTCACGATCGGGAGGGTTGGAATTGTATATCAAACTACCCCATGTGAACCTGAAGAAGGATTCACTTATTACAACTCAACAGATGAAATTGTATATGAGTGGAAAATGGGAGCATGGAGACCAGTTGAGATGCCAGTAATGGTTTCTTTGAATTGTCAAGGTAATATGGTATTTACAACAAGTATTGTAGGTTCTTGTGCGTTTGTTGAAGTTATTAATGGTGACTTATTCAATAACTTATGTGAAGAAGTATACATTAATAATCCTGAAGTTGGTAAAGATAATATTCCAGGCGTACAAAATTATGCTGTAATGGGTGTAGGTACCGATGGTACAACCGATGAACGCAGAAATTTAGTAACTGAGTTAAGACACCAATTGGGTGCACCAGCTTATAATGTTGAATTAACAAATGAACAATTTGATACTTGTATCCGTTTAGCGTTGGAAGAATTAAGACGTAGAAGTGCTAGTGCATATAAGCGTGGATTTTTCTTCTTACCATTAAAACCTGGTGAGCAAGTTTATGAATTATCTGATCGAAGCAAAGACTTCCATAAGATTACAGAAGTTATGGCTGCATATCGCATTCAATCATCATTCTTAGGTAATGCTACAGGTCAAGGTGCATATGGTCAAGCGATGTTACAACACTTGTATCAAATGGGTAGTTTTGATTTAGTAAGTTATCACATTGTAAGTGATTATGTTGAATTAATGAATGAATTATTCGCTGCATACTTAGTATTTAATTGGGACGAAGATCAAAAGAAATTACATTTCTATCAAACTTTCGGTTCCAATGAAAAAGTTCTATTGGATGTTATGACGGAACGAACTGAGCAAGAATTAATGCGTGACCGTTTCTGTAAAACGTGGATTGAACGTTATGCATTAGGTAAAGCGCAATTAATGTTAGCGGAAATTCGCGGTCGTTATGCAACCCTACCTGGTGCAGGTGGTGGCATTTCTCTTAATGCCCAAGATATGAAAATATCTGGTGAAGCTAATTTAGAATGGTGTGAAGAAGAATTACTAAACTACATTTCAAATGAAATCGAAACTGTTGGTATGGGTGGAGACTTCTTGTTAGGATAATATATGACTGATGATAATAGAAATATAAGTTGTGAATCGGATCCGTGGGGTTTTTCCTGCGGTCCGTTGTATGAATTAACCAAATGCGGCGAGGGTTCATCTGATTCGGATATAATCGAAGGGTGGATCGGTGAACACTTAAAGGCAGGTGGTGCTTGTCTTAATGTTTTCAAACTACTCGGCGTTCACGAGCAAGGTACCTTAATTGATTTAATTGGTAATGGTCGTCCGATATCATCTGGTGACACTAATAACTTTCCTGTATCTGAAGTGTTTGACGATTTTTCATGTAATGGTTGGAAGAGTGTTGAGGTTGGAGATAAAGTAATAGCCACTGCATTTGTCGGATATGATTTTGGGCCAATTAAATCTTGTGAGCGTAACGTATATGGCATTGAAACCAATGTAAATCACATGATTACAACAATTAAGATTCAACAAGGTCCAAATCAACGAAATAGAGCCACTCGAGTTCGTGTTGAACGTTCTATGGACGGCGGTAGATGGTTTGGAGTTGATATTATTGATGTTTTTGATGATGATTTATTGCATGAATATTCAATTAAAGCATCTTCTGCATCAAGATATTGGAGAATTCGTCCATTAGCTTTCAACGGTGGTGAAAAGGATCACTGGCACGTTAAAAAAATGGAAATGTTTGATTACCAACAAACTCGCATTGATAACATTCAAGATGAATTTGGTTTTATGGAAACGCGTGACCGAGATTATGCAGCTGAGTCAGTTCAAATGAAAGGTTACTATGATTTATTAGATACACGAACGGAACTATCTAAGTTTGGTATTGATATGTCTAATCAATCATTCTATATTACTGTTAGTTTTAGAGATTCTGTTAATACATTAGGTCGTCCATTTGTAATAGGTGACATTATCGAATTACCGAGCGAAATACAGTACAAACCGAATATGGATGTAGTGCGCAAATATCTTGAAGTTACAGATGTAAGTTGGAGTACTGAAGGTTACACACCACAATGGCGCCCAACGTTACAACGTTTAGTAGCTGAGCCAATTTTGGCATCAGAAGAAACATATGATATTATTGGCGGATACAGTACAGTTCTTGATGAAACTGGATTTTTGGATATTAATACCGAGAATGTTCAAGACTTAACTAACATAGCCCATCAAGCACAAGCAGCAGCAGAAACTAAAACACCGGAAGCTGGATCAGACACATTTGAGGTTGCTCAAATTACTGATGATATTGTAGAAATATATGAAGAGCAAGGTATTGATGTTTCTAAATTGCAACGCAATGAACGAGCTTTGTATGTTGAGGATGGATTGCCACCCAATGGATTACCTTATACCGAAGGTGACACATATCCAACAAACCCAAAAGATGAAGATTATCACAGATTAACATATATGGGTATGAACGATAACATTCCACCTCGTTTATTCAGATGGAGTATGGTTAAGAATCGTTGGATATTCTGCGAAACGGATAGAAGAAAACAATACAATAAGATGAAACCATCATTACAAACAATGCTTTCGAGTGATACTGCAAAACCAATCGATCGCGTTAGCAAGAAGGATTACGAATAATGGCAATGGAGAATTACTACTTTGATGAACAATTAGCCAAATATATTATACAATTTATGGCTATTTTCAAAGGTTTAAAATACCATACTGGTAAACGCGAAGATGGTGACGTTATGGTACTGGATGTTCCTGTGGTGTATGGAAGTCGTGATCGTGTTACAGCTTCAATATTGGCTGGTAATACTCAGAATGAAGCAATTCGCTTACCTACTATGAGTGCAAATGTTCAAAATATTGATCTTGCACCTGATATGCGTAAGGGTGTTGGCGTCATTCGCCGTGAAACATTCTTACCAAAAGGTGGATTGTTACCGAATGACATTAAGGTCGTAAGACAATTAATGCCTGTACCGTATCGAATGACGATGGAATTAGCGATATACACAAGTAATATGAAACAACATCGTCAAATATTGGAACAGATTTTAATGTACTTTGATTATACTGTTCAAATACAGAAAACAGACGAACATTTCGATTGGACTAAAATCACACAAGTTGAATTGACTGACGTTAGCTTTGATGAGAATTATCCACCTGGTATCGAAAAGCGTGCAATTGTCTCTACTCTTCGTTTTGATGTACCAATTTACATTTCATCTCCATCCGATTTGAAAGAGAATTGGGTTAAAGACATTTATGCTCGGATACTAACATTGGATCATTCTGAAGATATGTCAGAAGTTATCGAAGGTATTGATGGGTTCTTAGATCCTTATGAGTTAGTAGCATCAGCAGCTGGCGTTGATCCAATTCAAGTAGGTGAAGATTGTTCGGATGATGATTCCCCAGAACCTGTGGATCCTGACGCGAATTGCTAACCAAAAACAAGGGGTTTTAAGACCCCTTTCTATAAATACCTCCAGACACAATGGAACAACTTACTATCAAAGGAGAATAGTTCATGTTAGTATCAGCAGGCGTATCTGTAACGGTTACAGATGATTCCTTTTTTATTCCAGCTGCAGCTTCTACCGTCCCGTTGATTTTCATGGCTACCGCCAGTGAGAAATTACAACCGAATGGCGATCCAGCTTTAGGAACATACGAATATAATCAAGTTCGTACAATTACATCAGCCGAACAAAGTGTTCGCACTTACGGTACACCAATTTTCAAAACTGATGTGGATGGAAATCCTCAACATGGTGATGCTCGTAACGAATATGGTCTTTTTGCATTGAACCAATACTTAGGTATAGGTAACCGTGCATTTGTTGTTCGTGCTAACGTTAACCTTAACGATGACCGTGATGATGTTTTAGATTTATGGTTTGATAAAATCCAACAAAATGTTTCACCTTTAGGTGCTGCATATATTTTAGAAAGTCGTACAGTTGCATTCTTGAATGAATATAATGCTACTAATGGTTTGATTCCTTCAGATCCAGGTTATAAAACAACTGTAACTTCTGCAGAATTAAATAATTTGATTGTTGATGCATTGGATGAAGTATTTGGTACTACGTCAAATGGTATTGATTTGTTCTTCGAAGAAGCTACTTTCAAATACACTCGTCCAGATTTCGTTGAAGATCAAACTGCTTTACCTTTAAAGGTATTTGCTAATGGTTACGATCAACCAACTACTGGTGATTATTTGGGTCTTGATGGTGCTCGTGCCAAATGGGTAACAGATGGTGCAGGTGGTGTTGTAGCAGGTGAATGGTCTTCTCTTGAAGCACGTAATTTCTTAATTGCACAATCTGAATTATTCCAATATACTGTTGAATTTGCTAACAAGACAAGTTTGGGTGCAAATGACGCATCTCGTCGTGCTGAGATTGTTGGTGCATTAGCAGAAGCGATTAACTCTAACACTGAAATTCGTTCAGAGCGTTATGAGTACAACTTAATCTTATGTCCTGGTTACTACGAAGTAGCTGATGAAATGGTAGCACTTGCTGTAGAGTTGAATGAAGAGGCATTCGTTGTAGCAGATACTCCAATGAATATGAACCCTGAAGAAGTTGTTGCTTGGGCAGCTACACCTGATCGTCAAAGTTCTACAAATGTTGCATACTACTACCCACATAGCTTAGCATCTAACTTAGATGGTAATGAAGTATTAGCTGCTGCATCTGGTACAGCCTTACGTACAATCACTTACAGTGACGAAGTTTCCGAATTATGGTTTGCGCCTGCTGGTACTCGTCGTGGTTTAGTTTCTGGTGTATCTCGTGTAGGTTACTATACTGGTACTGCCGGTACTGCAACAACTTTCGTTGAAGCTAACTTGAACCAAGGTCAACGTGATGATTTATACAAATATTTCACAAATATTAACCCAATTGTATTCTTCCCGAATCGTGGTATTATTGTTTGGGGTCAAAAAACTGCTGCACCTGCAGCAAGTGCATTAGATCGTATTAACGTAGCTCGTTTGATTGGTTATGTTAAGCGTCAATTGCGTAAGAACACTATGCCGTTCTTGTTTGAACCAAATGATCAGTTAACACGTGATTCGTTGAAAGCGGCAGTTGATGGTTTCTTGGGTGATATTGTTATCAAGCGTGGTTTTTTTGACTTTGCTACAGTTTGTGACACAACTAATAACACTCCAGATCGAATTGATCGAAATGAGATGTACATTGATGTAGCTCTTAAACCTACTAAGGCTGCGGAATTCTTATACATCCCAATCAGAATCGTATCGACTGGCGAAGATATTTAATAAATAGTGAATAGCGAGGAAATAGAAAATGGCAACAATTAATGATATCGGTATTCCTGAGTTAGGTACAGGTATTCTTCAACCAAAAATGAAGAATCGTTGGAGAGTAATCTTCAATAACATAGGCGGTGGAGCATCATCTCAACCGCTTTCAATTCAAGCAGTAACAGTAACTCGTCCAAGTTTATCTTTCGAAGAAGTTCAACTTGACCGTTACAACTCTCGTGCATATGTAGCAGGTAAATATACTTGGGAACCTATGACGATTGGTTTCGATGATGATGTAACATCCGGTGCAGCTCGAATTATTCAAGAACAATTACAAGCTCAACAATTCTTAACAGGTGTTGAAGGTGCTTGGTTAGCTGCAGCTCCAGAAGCTTCCGCTTACAAGTTTACTACTCGCATCGACATGTTAGATGGTAATGAAGCTGTAATCGAACAATGGCATGCTGAAGGTTGTTTCTTACAGGCTGTTGATTATACTGATTTGGATTACTCTGCATCAGATAAAGTTATGATCAACTGTACTATTCGTTTTGACCATGCACGTCAAATTGTTGGACCTTACGACTTCGGTCAAGGTGTTGCAACAGGCTCTTAATGGAGAGGGGACGTCCAAGGACGGAACTAAAGGAGACTTCGGTCTCCTTTTTTATGCCCCAATTTTATTAATTGGATTAACCAATAAATACCTAAGACGCGAAAAAGAGGATGTCAAATGGGCGAATATAAAGGTAATGGTAGAACTCTTGCCAATCCAGTAAAATTCACAATAAACGAACAAGGTCCAGATTGTTACGGTTCAGGTAATTCACGTGGTAGTGGAGATGATACTAATACGTTCTTAGGAGCTACTGGGCGTATTGCGGATATTGAAGCACTAAATAATTCTACCAAAGGTTTAGAATTACTCAATAAAACAGCAGCGGCTGGTGGACCTAATGCTACACGTTTAATAAATGGTGGGGTTGATTCAGTTTTAGATACTGTATTAAGTCCTGCTGGTATTGGTGCCCAAGATGTCTATGGCCCAATTAATCGCGTTAGTCCATCTGCAACAAATAAAGCTATATTTTCAGCAGGAGAAATCAGTGACAAATTAAAAGATGGTGATTTCTCATCTAGTGACATTCCTCTTTACACTAGAGACTTTGCTAACGTAATGAAAATCTCCGCTCGAATTATAACTCCTAGTGAAACACAAAAATTCGAACCTAAATGTTCAGCACCACCATATGCAATGGACATGATGCGATTTGGCGTAAAACAAAACTACAGATTTATGGCAACTTTTGAGTTTAATGAACCTTATTCACAAACGTTAGGGAACTTAACTCACGCGTTTGGATTGAAAACATGCGATCGCCCTCAAGTTAATGTTGAATATGAAGACATTAACATGTATAACTATAGAACTAAAGTTCCATTAAGAACAGTATATAATCCAATCTCCATGGAATTTTATGATGATCAATGGTCTCAGGCTTTAGATTTCTACAATATGTATTTGCAAACAGTTTCTCCAATAGCAAACATGGAAGAACAAGAGCAGATGTTTGAAGAGTGGGGTATGAATTTCGGCAATCAATATAACAGTAAAGCCATTGGCGGAGCTTCTGGAGATGCTCATGCAACGCATAATTATTCTGGTTCTTTTGGACCAAATGATCCTTCTTTTGGCCCTGGATCAATAAACATAATTCGAAAAATAACAATTTATCATTTGTATCGTGGTGGTGGTATATTGGATAGATATCAAATTTATAACCCTAAAATAACAGAGATGGGCTTGGATCAACTATCAATGGAAGGTGGAAGTACGGGCATTGTTAATATGCAGTTCGCATATGACAGTGTATACATTGACACATTCTGGGAATCTGACGTTTTCAAAGAAGAAATACTTGAAGCTTCTTCTGGTAGTGGTCGAAATTCTGCGGCATTATTCCAAGTTGCTACGGAACCTCTGCCTGAAGGTGCAGTAAATACACCAAACGGTAAGTTAATCGAACAAGAAGCAACGGTAGCTTCCGAACAAGATAAAGGTATATTGGATACAGTGCAAACTGGTCTACAATCAGCGTCTGATTTTTTCACTGGGTTATAATGACTAAAAGAAGAAGAACACAAAGCAAACGCACTAAATCATATCGAACGGGACAATTTACTCCACGTCACCCTGAGAAATATATGGGTAATGTGAATAATATCACGTACCGTTCATCGTGGGAATTGAAGTTTTGTGAATTTTTAGACAATAATGTAAATGTTAAACGTTGGGCTAGTGAAGAAATCGCTATCCAATATTTAAAACCTACAACTGGTAGAATGCATAGATACTTTCCTGACTTCTTTATTGAATATGTCGACAAACAAGGTCGTTTAATTCAAGAGATGATCGAAGTTAAACCAGATAAACAAACGAGAGTATCTACAGCTAAGCGCAGCAAGACACGATTGTATGAAGATATCACTTATGGTATAAATGTCGCTAAATGGCAAGCCGCTGAAAAGTGGTGTAAAACCAGAGGTGTGAAATTCCGCATTCTAACAGAAAAACAATTATTTAAGAGGTAAGTTATGTCTGACGATTTTGATGATGATGAAAAGAAAATTCCTGAAGGTAATGACAATTGGAACGTAATTCCATTTGATCAAGATACCGACGTTGGTGATTTAGTTGATGCAGCATTCGATGAGGTAGAAACTAATGAAAAATATCACACAGTTGAAAAAGAAACAGATCATGTACTTGAAGATGTCTTTGACATCGAAGCAGGAACTACCATGGTACCGTATGTGGAAAGAGAACCCACAGTGTTGTGTGATCACGAGACGTATGATGAAAAAGATAAAGAAATTGAGAACCAATTGCAAGAAGTAATTGATTGTGCAATGGAAGCTTTTGAAAATACATCCGAAGCAGCAGAAGATGTTGAACCTCAATATAAAGCTCGTAACCAAGAAGTTGCTGCTCAATTTTTAACAACAGCTCTACAAGCAATTTCTCAAAAATCTAGTATTAAGCAACAAAAAGACAAACTTGAGAAAATGATTGCCAAAGGTGGACCTGGTGGCACTGTCACAAATAACGTAATTGTCGATCGCAATGATCTTTTACGTGCATTACAATCTGGAGATAAAGCTGACCCAATTGAGGGCGAGTGTTCTAGTGAGTAACTGATTTTTATTATCCTCTAAATACGTTTAAAATAGAGGATAATAACATGACATCAATTAAAGACGGTTTATTGGGTGCGTTTGACGTTATTCACCCACAAGATAACGATCACACATCAACCGATGAACGAATTAAATTTCTAAAAATGTGGAAAGATGACGTTAATGCGTTCGCTAAAGCTGTACGAATTCCAAACGGTCGCGTTCCTGGCGGTAGACATGCATTAATGTCTCCAACTGAATTTCAAAAAGAAATCTTAACACAATCAGATCGTGGTTTCCATTCTGTATATGCCCCTCGCGCATCAGGATCAACAACTGCAATGGCAGTTAAAACGTTGCATCGAATGATATTCCACCCAAGATCCACCACAATGTATTTAACAGCTACAAGACGTGATGCTGTTGATGTATTTTCTATGATGCGTCGTATGTTCTTTAACTTACCAGAATGGTTTTGTGATGATTATGAAGGTATTGAATTTGATCAATCCAGCTTAACAATTCGCAACCATGGTATGAGTACATATCTATGCGTTAAACCTTGCACTCCTGGCTCTCGATCGTGACTGGGAAAC